ACAAATAGAAGTGTTATTACTGGAATAGGTCAGCAAATTTATGGTAGGGGATTAGATGCCACAGATTCTGCTAAAAAACCAGAGCAATATGCTCAAATGAAAGGACTGCTAAAGCCTGATTGTCTAAGAAAAGTTTGTTTAGATCTTAAAATGTTGGGAGAAGCTTCTTTACAAGTTACTTACAAAGGCAAAAAAGTAGATTCAGTATCACACTTCCCTAGAGAAACTTTACGTGCTGAAAAAATGAACGACAAAGGGCAGATAGAAAACTACTTCTATGCACCTGATTGGACTAAAGTAACCCAAGCTACAGAACTAACTAAGATGCCTGTTTTCGGTTCTAAGAATAGTGGCAATGAAATCTATGTAATTAAGAAATATATCCCTTCTTATTATTATTATAGTCCATGTGATTACTCTACTTCTTACCCAGTTCTAGAATCGGAGATTGCAGACTATCTTATTAATGAAACCATGTCTAGTTTTAATTCTAGAACAATAGTAAATTTCAATTCAGGAGTACCTTCAGAACAAAAAATGCAAGAGATCAAATCTCAAGTATTGAATAGACTAACTGGTGCAAACGGAGAAAAAGTCATTGTTGCCTTTAATCACAATGCAGAGCAAAAAACGACTATTGACAGCTTACCAGTACAACAAGCACCAGAACTTTATGAGTATTTGAGTGAAGAATGCAAAAGAATGATTTTATTGACTCATCGTGTTACCTCTCCATTGCTCATCGGATTAAGAGACATGGGTGGTAGTGGATTAGGTTCTAATGAAGATGAAATTAGAACTGCACAAAGGTTATTTAGTAACACTACTATAAAACCTTATCAAGACTTAATTTGTGATTCTCTCAAAGAAATACTAGAAGTTAATGGCATTAGCTTAAACCTTTACTTTAAGACAAGTGATCCTTTAGAATTTATTGAAGTTGAAGTAGCTAATGATGATGTACAAGAAGAAGAAACTGGCGTAAAAGAAGATGATTTTTCTAAGCTTGAAATGATGGCTTCTAAAAAATCTGACATGCCTGATAATGTATTTGATACTGTTTTAGAAGGTTTAGATGGTGAAGTAATGAGTGAAGAGTGGGAGATTGCAGACATTAGAGATGTTAGTGAAGAAAACTCAGATGTAGAAGATTGGGCTGGCAATGTTTTACACTTAGCAGAAGCTGTTAAAAGTGATACACCTATCAAAAACAATCCAGAAGGATTTTCAATATTAGATAAGTCTTATTACAAAGTCAGATACAAGTACGATGTAGGCACTAAGAAGGGTTCTAAGAGCAATTCTAGAAAGTTCTGTGAGGAAATGATGTCTAGAAGTAAAAGAGGCGTTGTTTACAGATTAGAAGATATTGACAAAGCAAGTAGAAATTTAAATTTTAAAGCTGCTGAACTACCTATGCATAATGGTCAAAAGTACGACCTATTTAAGTTCAAAGGTGGAATTTATTGCAGACATAAGTGGAGAGAAGTTTTATATAAAATGAAGATTGATGCTGCTTTAGATGGTAAGAAAGGAAGTAAAAAGTTAGGTGATTATGATGTAGTTAAGGAAATACCTAAAAGCTATAAAGCAAAGCCTAGAGGACACAAAAGAGCTGCAAAAGCAGAAAGAACAAGAAGTGATAAAGGAGCATATCCAACAAGTAAATAGTTATGGAAATAAAAAGAGTATACGAAAAGTTAAATAAGGTAGAACTTAAAGCAGAGAAGATAGAGTTGGCTTTAGTAGATGATTTAAAAAAAAGAAATCAAGAGTTATTAAAAAATTTAAAAACATCAGATGGTCTTTGGAGAGATTATCAAGACTATTTAACAAATGCAGACAAACCATTTTCAAAAATGATAAATTCTTATGATGATTTAGGTGCTTCTATTCAATTTGCTGATGGTGTTGCAAAAAGATTTTTAAAAGCTGCAAAAGAACTTGGAGTAGATGTTAAGTCTAATAAAGACTATCAAAACATATTAGCAAACACAAAAACTGCAAATGAGGTTATAAAAACTATTGCATCATTTAAAGATCCATCAACATTTCAATAAATAAAATAATAAAAATGAAAACAACATTAGAAAAAGTGTTTGAAACACTTAACAAAGTAGAGTTAAAATCAGAGAAGGTAGAGTTAGCAAACATTAAAGATTTTAAAGCAAAAAACAAAACTTTTGAAAAATCAATACAAAATTTTACATCAGATATAGTTGATATAGTAAATACAAGAGAAGCTGCAAGAAAAAAATATACAAATCTTGCAAATGATTTTAGTGTATTAGACAAAGAATATCAAGGTTTAAGAAAAGTAATTATGGATTTAGGAGTAAAAATGCCTGAAAAAATTGAAAGTACTTATGAAATTGCTTTAAGACTTATGAAATCATCTAATAAAGATTATAAAGAATTAGTAAAATAAATAAATGGCAAAAGTTTTATTCATACAGAGAAAAGATTTAGTAACATTTACAGCAGCCAATGGCAATGTAGATACTGATAAACTATTGCCTTATGTCGAGATGGCACAAGAAATAGAAGTTCAGAGGTTACTAGGTACTGATCTTTATGAAAAACTTAAATCTGATATTGATGGTGGCACTTTAACAGGCAACTATTTAACACTTGTAGATACTTATATAAAGCCGATACTTATTCACTACGGATTTATGAGAGCTTTACCATATTTAGGCATAACAATAGCTAATGGTGGTATTTACAGAAACAGCGCAGAAAATGCTACTGCATTAAGCAAAGATGAAGTAGAATATTTAGTAGAAGCAGAACGTGATGCAGCTCAGTACTATTCAACTAGAATGATAGACTACTTAAATTTTAATGCAAGTGCAAATTTTCCAGAATATTTTACAAATCAAAATGAGGACATTTCACCAGATTACGATGATAATTTTAATGGGTGGTATTTAAGATAGATTATGGCAGTAGAAAACGGATGGGGACAAGGTGCAGTTAATAACTCAAATGATTACGGAAAAGCAAAAGCTAATTCTACAAATGGGTTTGGCAAGATTTACGAAACTTCTAATGCTGGGTTAACTAATATAGAAGGTGGAGAACCAGTTGTTTCTATTTCTTATGCTTCTAATTCTTTTTGTGCTGATGCTAGTGATCCTACACCAACTGTTTCTAATAATGCTGGTGCTGGTACATTCAGTTCTACTAGTGGTTTAGTAATAAATTCTACTACTGGTGTAATTGATATAGATGCTTCTACTGCTTCTACATATACTGTTACATATACAGATACAGATTCTGCAACTGCTATTTTTGATTTAACTATTCATGCTTTACCAACTGTTATTGTAAGCACTTCTGCTGGCACTATTTGTAATGGAGAAAGCACAACATTAACTGCAAGTGGTGCTTCTACTTATGTTTGGAATGATGGTAATACAGATAATCCAAGATCAGTTTCACCAACTACTACTACTACATTTACTGCTACTGGCACAGATTCTAATGGATGTACTAATACTGGTGCAACTACAATTACTGTAAATGCTTTACCAACTGTTGAAATAACAGGAACTTTAACCTATTGTGTTGGCAATACAACAACACTTACTGCTACTGCTGGTTTATCTTCTTATTTATGGAGTAATGGAGAAACTACACAATCTGTAGATGTAACTGCTGGTAGTTATACAGTAACTGGTACAGATTCTAATGGTTGTAGTGCTACTTCTTCTGCTTCTACAGTTACAGAATTACCTTTAGATACTGCAACAGTAACTTATTCAGCAAGTGCTTATTGCCAAATGCCAACAGGTGCTTTAGCTGTAGAGGGTTACTATCCTTTATATACTACTGAATCAGCAGCACAGGCAGAAAGCTCAGACGGAACAGCACACTCTCACATATTAAGCGGAACTACTTACTATATGCCAAATGATGGTGTAATTCAGTATCATAACACTTATTCACTAACAACACCAGCGCCTACAATAACTGGTGAAACAGGTACATTTAGTGCAGCTCCTTTATTTACAGGTTTATTAGATACTTACACAGGTTCACAAGCAGCATACTCATTAAGAAGATTAAGCTCAACTTATACTGGTAATTTAATAAGAGTTACTAAAAAAGTAAGTAATGTTATTTCTGAAACTGATATTGGTTATAATTCATCTAATGAATTAGATACAGCTGCTTTAGCAACTTTTGCCAGTGGAGCAGATAATGGAGAAGTAAGAGTAGTTATTTGGTATGACCAAAGTGGAAATAGTAATAATGTAACACACAGTACTTATAGTCAATTGCCTAAGATATATGAAAGTGGAAGTTTAATTACAGAAAATTCAAAACCAGCATTAAGTGTTGCTCGAAGTAAATTATCAACTACAGGAACACCAATTAGTAGTCAACAATCTTCTATTTTTTATGTAACAAAAGTGTTATCAGGTAATAATTCTTACGATAGAATATTTTCTATTGGAACAAGTTCATCAGGGTATTTTTGTCAACTTAATACGATAGCATCACCACAAACTTTTATAAGTTGGTATAACAATACATTAAGTTTAGGAGGTGATTTAAATTCACAAAGATTAATAACATTTTACAATGATTCAACTACTCAATATTTAAGACAAGATGGTGTTCAAATTGATAGTGATAGTAAAACTCCTTCATCTTATGGAAGTAAAGATTTAATTTTATTTGGTGATACAAATATTACTAAATCTTTTGTAGGAATTTATCAAGAATTTATTTTCTATCCATCTGAGCAGTCATCTAATTTGACAGGCATAGAAACAAATATTAAAAATTATCACGGAATATAAAAATGGAAATAACAGGATATAAATACAATACAGAATCTGATGCTATAGCTGCAAGAAAACAATGTGCTGATTTTTATGGATTACCAATCACTTCTGATGATGTGCTTAAATATTATGTTGATTATCAAGAAGCAAATTTAAACACTCCTGTTTTTTACTACATAGAGATTTATGAAGGTGTAAGAGAAATATTAGGAGAACCAGAAACATTTGATGTAGTTTTTGAAGAATTAATAGAAGAATAAAATGGCAATAGTAATAAATAGCGCAACAGGTGAAATAGATTTAAATGCAACAACCCCAGGCACTTATAAAGTAACTTATACAACTAATGGTAGTTGTCCAATTACAGTTGATAATACTATTACAGTAAATGCTTTAGATGGTGCTACTTTTGCTTATAGTTCAAATAGCTTACCACAAACAGGAACTGCAAGTTTAACAACTACACCAACTACTTCAGGTGGTGTATTTAGTGCTTACCCAAGTGGATTAAGTATTAATTCATCTACTGGTGAAATTAATTTAGCTAATTCTACTATTCAATCTTATAAAATATTCTATGAAACAAGTGGAGCTGGATGTCCTAATTCATCAACATTTGATTTAGCTGTAACTTCTGCGTTTACAGGCTTATTAGATACTTACACAGGTTCACAAGCAGCATATTCATTAAGAAGGTTAAGTTCAAGTTATACTGGTAATTTAATCAGAGTTACTAAAAAAGTAAGTAATGTTATTTCTACAACTGATATTGGTTATAATTCTAACAATGAATTAGATACAACTGCTTTAGCAACTTTTGCAAGTGGAGCAGATAATGGAGAAGTAAGAGTAGATATTTGGTATGACCAAAGTGGAAATAGTAATAATGTAACACAAAGCTCGTTTACAGGTTGTCCTTATATTTATCAAAGTGGAAGTCTTATTACAGAAAACTCAAAACCAGCAATAAAAAATGGTGGTAATATAGCTCTTGAAACTACTAACTCTCCATTTAACTCACAAGTTTTAAGCTCGTTTATGGTTAATAAATATTATACTACAAGTAATTACCACGTTTTACTTACAATTGGAAATAGTAATGCAACTTCTTTTAGGTTTTTTAATGTTAATAATTATGGTAATTGGAGAGCAAACGGGCTAAATCTTAATGGAACGTCAGGAGATTTAGATATTCAAAATCTTTCGAGCGCTTACAACACTACTACAAATTTATATGCAAGATATAATGGTTCTCAATTCGGAACAGCATCTGGAACGGCTGGAGCTTTTACAAGTTCTGAAATAAGAATTGGTAAAAATTTAGCTAATGCAAATCAAAATTTTAACGGAACATATCAAGAATTTATTTTTTATTCATCAGAACAATCTTCTAATATGTCAGGTATAGAAACAAATATTAACAATTATTATTCAATATACTAATGGAGATAACAGGATATAAATACAATACAGAATCTGATGCTATAGCTGCAAGAAAACAATGTGCTGATTTTTATGGGTTACCAATTACACCTGATGATATACTAAAGTATTATGTTAATTATCAAGAAGCAAATTTAAATACGCCTATTTTTTGGTATATAGTTTTTGATGAAGGTGTAAGAGAAATATTAGGAGAACCAGAAACATTTAATGTAGTTTTTGAAGAGCCAACAGAAGAATGAACAATTTAAAAAGTGTAAGAATGGAAGACCACTCAATTTTAATGATTGTTAGCACCTTAATTGGTGCTTTAGGCATTAAAGAAATATGGGGAATAGTAAAGCAAAAAATAGATATAAATGCTAAAAAAGATGAAAGAGAAAATGATGTTTATACAAAACAAATTGAAGTTCTTACAAACAAAATTACACAGCTTGAAACAAAGATTGAATTACTTATTGAAGAGAATATTCAACTAAGAGTAAAAGTTGTTAAGATGGAAGCACGATTAATTACAAGTGCTAAAAAAAAAGTAAATAGAAAAAATAATGAGAGAAATTAAAGAGATTCATATTCATTGTAGTGCTACAAGAGAAGGTCATGCTATTACAGCAGATGAGATCAGAAAGTGGCACAAGGCAAGAGGATGGTCAGATATTGGCTATCATTATATAATAGGTTTTCAAGGCATTGAATTTGGTAGACCATTACACAGAATGCCAGCTAGTGCAAAAGGACATAATAAACACGCTGCTGCTGTTTGCTATATAGGTGGTTTAGATGGAAATGGTAAAGCTAAAGACACTAGAACACCAAGACAAAAAGAACTTTTAATAAAAATTATAAAGCAGTTAAAAGCTAAATATCCCAAAGCAAAGATTCATGGGCATAGAGATCTTTCAATAGATAAAGATGGAGATGGAGTTGAGAAGCATGAGTTTATGAAGATGTGTCCATGTTTCGATGCTGAAGTAGAATACATGGATTTACAACCAAAAGGATTTGTTCCAAAAAGTAAAGCTGGTAAAGATGCAAAAAAGAATAAAAGAGACGAAGCTAGGAAAACTGCTTAAAGAAAAAGCACCTCAAATTCTAGGTACAATAGGAGATATTTTACCATCTTCTGGAACACTAGGAATTGTTAAAAATATCATTAGTAAAGATGAAACTATTGATCCAGCCACTAAACAAATACTGCACGATCAATTAATAGAAACATACAAACACGAAGTTCAAGACAGAGATTCTGCTAGAAATCGTGAAGTAGAAATACTTAAAACTGGTTCTAAAGATTGGATGATGAATGTAACAGGCATAATTGGATTGTCAAGCTTTGCATTCTTAATTTATGCTATAGTATTTATTACAGTACCAGAACATAATAGTGAATTAATGATTCATACAACTGGAATAGTGGAAGGGATAGTTTTAAGCATAGTGGGTTACTATTTTGGAAGTATTGCCAAAAACAAATAATGAAAAAATTCAGCGAGTTATATGCTGGCGATGGTAAACCCAAAGTCAGACTTAGTGAAGAAGAATATCAAATAATTTATAATTACAGAGAAAAGACAAAGCCAAAAGAAAAACGCATTCTTGTTATTGGCGATTTACATTCTCCTTTTGATTTAGAAGAATATCACCAGCATTGTGTAGATACTTACCACAAATGGAATTGTAACCAAGTAATATTTATTGGTGATGTAATTGACAACCATTACAGCAGTTATCATGAAACAGATGCTGATGGGATGGGTGGATCTGATGAATTAGATTTGGCTATAGAAAGACTAAGAAGATATTATAAATCTTTTCCAGAAGCAGATGTAGTTATAGGAAACCATGACAGAATGATTATGCGTAAAGCACAAACTTCTTCTATACCTACTAAATGGATTAAAGCCTACAAAGATGTCTTAGAAGTGCCTAAATGGAATTTTACTGAGAGAGTAGAGTATGACCAAGTACAATACATACATGGAGAAGCTGGAACTGCTAGAACTAAATCCAAAGCAGATATGCAAAGCACAGTTCAGGGACATTTACACACACAAGCATATTGTGAATATACAGTAGGTAGAAACTTTAAAATTTTTGGCATGCAAGTAGGTTGTGGAATAGATTTTAGCTCTTATGCTATGGCTTATGCTAAAGCTGGTAAAAAACCAGCAGTTGGCTGTGGTGTAGTAATTGGTGGTAAAACTGCTATTAATTGCTTAATGGAGCTATAAAATATTCCCTATTTCATTCCCTATTTAAAATAAAAAATCCGTAACCTATTCTATATAAACAAGTTACGGATAATAGTTGCAGAGAGGAAGGGACTATAACCTTTTTACACTAATTTCATATAGTTTTGTATTTTATGGTAAAATTACAGGTTAATTTTTACTATCATTGTACCAAGATTACACTATAAATGTAAAATAAATACAAAATTTCATTCCCTATTTGATTCCCTATGTACTTTTATTTAGAAAGACCACAACACAAAAAGTCAGCAATTAAGTTAAGGTATTATGTGAAAAAACAACAGAAATATTTACAATATTCTACTGGTATTTCTATAGATCCTAAAAACTGGAATAAAGAAAATAGGATGCCTAAAGCGAAAGCTGGAGCTGCTGGTTTTGAATTAAAGCAAATAACAAGTCATTTAAATAGATATGTAGAAGAACTGCATTTATCTATTAATAATATAGAATCAGAAGATAAACCAGTAACCAGGGAAGAATTAAAAAAACGATTAAATCAACGTTTTAAGTATGTTTATGTTAAAAAAACTACACTTTTAGACCATTTAGATGCATTTATTGAAGAAAAGATAAGTTTAGGGAAATATCAAAAAAGAACTATTGAAAAATATAATGCACTAAAAAATAAATTATTTCTTTTCAAAAAAGACTTAAAAGTTACTGATATAAATAAAAAGTTTATGATTGATTTTATAAATTTTTTAAGAAATAATTACAAAATGACTGATATAACTTTGAATAGAAATATTGGTTATTTAAAAACTTTTTTAAAGTGGTGTAGGTATTCTGGTCTTAAAATAGATGAAACATACAATCAAGTAACAGTATCTACTAGAGATGCTGACCACATACATTTAAGTAAACTTCAAGTCCACTTGCTGTCCACTTTAAAACTAAATAAAACCCTAGATAAGTATAGAGACTTGTTTTTAATTGGTGTTTATTCTGGGCAAAGGTTTTCAGACTATACAGTATTTAAAAAGTCTGATGTTGTTAATGGTAGAATAGAAAAGAGAGCTGAAAAAACAGATTACAAAAGTTATATACCTATTTCTAAAAAGTTAGAAAAATTATTAGATAAATGGATGTGGAGATTGCCAAAGGTTAGCAATCAAAAGTTTAATCAAAATATAAAAGAAGTTTGTAGAATAGCTGGATTTACAAAGGAAGTTACTAAGACTACTTACATAGGTAATAGAAAAATAGAAACTATAGAACCATTTTATAAAAGGGTTGGTTCACATACAGCACGTAGAACCTTTATTACATTGGCTAGTGAATCTAATGTTCCAGATCATATTATTATGGGTATCTG